TGGTACTGACGTTGTTTTCTTGTCAGACTCAGGTGTTCGTTCATTGATGAGGACAATTCAAGAGAAGTCTGCTCCATTGCGAGACCTTTCTAAGAATGTTCGTTTTGATTTGGAATCTTCCTTATCTGGAGAAACACTAGCAAACGTCAAATCTGTTTATTCAGAGAAGAATGCTTTTTATCTGCTTGTTCTGCCAGCTACTTTGCAAGTTTATTGTTTTGATACTAAGCAATCTTTGCAAGATGGTGCTTCCCGTGTAACCAAATGGGACAGTATTTCACCAACTGCACTAAGATCGTTGCGTAATGGCGACTTATACATTGGAAAGAACGGCTATATTGGTAAGTATGATGGTTATCTCGATGATGCTTCTACTTATCGATTCCTGTACTACACAAACAATGCTGACTTAGGAAACCCTAATCAGATTTCTATTCTGAAGTCTATTACTGCCGTAGTGATTGGTGGCTCTAACCAGTTCCTTACAATCAAATGGGCTTTTGATTACTCAGGTGCTTATCAGTCAGAGAACGTCTTTATCCCACCTCAAGGCTACTTTGAGTATGGGGTTGGAGAATATGCGGTTGCAGACTATTCAAGCGGTATCCCAATTAAAGCACTAACAAGTAATGCGTCTAGTGCGGGTAAAATCGTACAAACTGGTTACGAAGCCACTATCAATGGCACTCAGTTGTCAATTCAGAAAATTGAACTTCAAGCCAAAGAAGGCAAGATAGGATAAACCATGTCTAATTATTCAAAATCCACGAACTTTGCAACCAAAGATAATCTCTCGCCTGGCAATCCTCTAAAGATTGTTAAAGGTACTGAGATTGATACAGAGTTCAATAATATTGCTACTGCTATAGCAACAAAGACAGACAACTCTTCTGCCACGATTACTGGGGGTACGATAAATGGTGCGGTTATCGGTGGGACTACTGCCGCAGCAGGAACATTTACTAACCTTACTGTTAGCACTGCCGCTACGATTGCTTCTGCCGCCATTAGTGCAGGAACAATCAATGGTGCGGTAATTGGTGGTTCATCTCCACTTGCTATTACTGGTACGAACATCACTGCAAATACAGGCTTCAGTGGCCCATTGACAGGTGCAGTCACAGGTAATGTGACGGGTAATTTGACAGGAAATGTCACGGGTAACGTCACTGGCAACATTACAGGTAATGTGACGGGCAATGTAACTGCTGCTTCTGGTACTTCTACATTCAACAATGTGACCATCTCTGGCTCATTGGACATGGACAGTGCTACATCGGCAACCATCACTGGTTTAGCGAGTCCTACAAACGATTCTGATGCGGCTACCAAGGGTTATGTGGATGCACTAGCTCAAGGTATTGATGCTAAAGCCTCTGTGGTGGCGGCTACCACTGCAAACATCACTTTATCTGGCGCACAAACCATTGATGGCATCTCGATTGTTGCGGGTGATCGGGTCTTGGTTAAAGACCAATCTACTGCCTCACAGAATGGTATTTACTTGTGTGCCACAGGTTCATGGACACGCACAACAGATGCTGACACTTATGCTGAGTTGGTGGCGGCTTTTACCTTTGTTGAAAAAGGCACAACTAACGCTGATTCTGGCTTTATCTGCACGATAGATGCAGGTGGAACATTGGGAAGCACATCTATTACTTGGGCGCAGTTCTCAGGTGCAGGTCAGATTACTGCGGGTGATGGTCTTACAAAGACAGGCAATACTCTTAATGTAGGAACTGCATCCTCTAGCCGTATTGTTGTCAATTCGGACAACATTGATTTGGCAACTTCTGGCATTTCAGCAGGCACTTATCAATCTGTCACTTTTGATGCTTATGGTCGGGCTACGGCAGGAACGAATCCTACGACTATTGCAGGTTATAACATTACAAATGCTTACACAAAGACTGAAATTGACTCAATCTTTGGTTCGACTACTGCTGCGGCTACTTCTGCTTCTAATGCGGCAACAAGTGCTTCAAACGCTTCTACAAGTGCCTCTAACGCTTCCACAAGTGCAAGCAATGCGGCTACAAGTGAAACTAATGCGGCAGCTTCATACGATGCTTTTGATGACAGATATTTAGGTTCTAAGTCTTCTGCTCCTTCTGTAGACAATGATGGAAATGCTCTGTTGACAGGTGCTTTGTACTGGAATACAACAGTAAGCACTCTTTATGTGTGGACAGGATCGGCTTGGACTCAAGCTGCATTTACTTCTGGTGGTTTCTTAGTTAACTCTAATAACCTATCTGACGTATCCAATACTGCTACTGCTCGTACTAACTTAGGTTTGGCTATCGGTACTAACGTACAAGCGTATAACGCTAACACAGCAGTTACTAACTCTGCTCAGACATTCACTGCTACTCAGACTTTCTCAGGTTCATCATCAGCGACTGCCATTGTTTTAAACGATGCAGCAGAAGTAGCAACGGTATCAGCAACTGCGGCTACTGGCACGATTAACTACGACATTACAACTCAGTCTGTTCTGTACTACACAAGTAACGCAAGTGCTAACTGGACAGTTAACTTTAGAGGCTCTAGCGGTACATCACTTGATACTTTGATGAGTACAGGTCAATCAATGACTGTGGCTTTCTTGGTTACTCAAGGTGCTACTGCTTATTACAACTCTGCTGTGCAAGTGGATGGCACTACATCTGGTGTCACGACACGTTGGTTAGGTGGTGCGCCTACTGCTGGAAATGCCAGTGGCATTGATAGCTATCGTTACTTGATTATCAAAACAGGTAGTGCGACATTCACAGTCTTGGCAAGCAACACACAATTTAAGGCTTAAACCATGCCATTACAAGCAACTTCTGGTGCTGCTAGTTACGATGCCTTTGGTGGTGGTGTTCCTGTTGTGCCTAATTATATTGAGCAGGTGTTTAGCACATATCTTTATGCAGGCAACGGCTCTACACAGACCATAACCAATGGCATTGATTTGTCTGGTCAAGGTGGAATGACATGGATTAAAGGTAGAAACCTTTCATTTAGCCATGCTGTTTTTGATACTGTTCGAGGCGCAACAAATAGGCTAGTTACTAATGTTAGTGACGCAAATAGTGTAGAAACAGGAACTCTAACAGCATTTAATTCAGATGGATTTTCTTTGGGGTCAACTGGTGCTGTTAATAGTTCAAGCGGAACATTCGCCTCATGGACATTCCGCAAGCAACCAAAGTTCTTTGATGTTGTGACTTATACGGGGAATGGTGCGGCAAGTAGAAATATTGCTCACAATCTTGGGTCAACGCCAGGATGTATTATTGGCAAAACATTGAGCATTTCAGAGAACTGGGGTGTTTATCATCGTAGCACTGGTGCAAATGGTTTGTATTTAAACGCAACAAATAGTGCTGGTGTAACAGGTGTTCTTACTGGTCACACAAGTACAACCTTTGAAGTAGGTAATGGATATGGAATTGATAATTCTTCTGGCGTTACTTATGTCGCCTACCTATTTGCCCACAACGCAGGAGGCTTTGGCCTAACTGGTACAGACAATGTGATTTCGTGTGGGTCGTTTACTGGAGCCACAACAATCAATCTTGGATACGAGCCGCAATGGGTGTTGGTAAAAGGTTCAGACACAGCAACAAACTGGTCAATCCAAGACAATATGCGTGGGCTTACGGCTGACGGAACAGGAAGTAAACAACTATTTGCAAATTTGTCAAACGCAGAATCAAATGCAGATAATATAAAGTTAAACGCTACAGGATTTACAACAACAAGTTCATGGGCAGGTGTCACGGCAATCTACATAGCCATTCGCAGGGGGCCTATGCGCGTGCCTACTGTGGGGACTAGTGTGTTTGCACCAAGTACAGCGGCAGGAGAGCCTTCAAGCTCACCACTATTTACGGCTGGTTTTTCGGACATGACTTTGCACAGCCCAAGAGTATCTGAATCTGGCAATGGGCATTTAATTACGGACAGATTAAGAGGCAATGGGGTTATTCTTGAAACACCATACACCAGTGCCGAAAATACAAGTTCCACCTATTTTAAATATGATTCAAATAATGGTGCATACATTCCAAATCTTGGATATTTTAATAATACTGGTGGTACTTCAAAACCTTATGCGTTACGTGCTTTCAAGCGTGCCCCTAGCTTTTTTGATGAGGTTTGCTATTTAGGGAATGGCTCAACGCAAAACGTAAGTCATAACTTAGGTGTTGTTCCTGAGTTGATGATTGTAAAAAGTAGAAGTTTGGCAGATTCGGATTGGTGGGTATATTCATCAGCATTAACAACACCTCAAAATAAATATCTTCGTTTGCAAAGCACAGATGGAGAATCAACTGCAACAGGCTTGTGGGGAAGTTCTTTACCGACTTCAACAACTTTTGGTCTTGGTGCTTTTGCTCCCAACAGTAGTGGCGCAACATTTGTTGCCTACCTATTTGCCACTTGTGCTGGTGTTTCCAAAGTAGGCTCATACACAGGCAACGGCTCATCACAAACAATTAACTGTGGTTTTACTGGTGGGGCGAGATTCGTGCTTATTAAGAAATCAAGCGGTACTGGTGATTGGATGGTATCAGATTCAGCACGAGGGATTGTTTCTGGGAATGACCCCTACCTTGAATTAAATAACACAAATGCAGAAGTAACAGGCGAAGATTGGTTAGACACAGACAGTACAGGCTTTGTTGTTAACGAGGTTTCTGGCTCTAATGCCAATACCAATGGCGCAACCTACATATTTTTAGCAATTGCTTGAGGTAATTAAAATGCAAATCAGAACACAAACAGGCGCAGTTATGTACGAAGCAGAATTTCGTGCATATCAAAAAGCCAATGGTGGCCCATCATGGGACATAACAACAACTGAAGTCTTAACTGCTTTGGGTGCTGATGTAGTCTTTGAAGGCGCACAAGCTACTGGTGGTACTGTTTACCAATACTCTCAAGCCTCTGGT